TCATTATATTTAGCAGTGATTAGTGGAGTTTTATGCGGATTTCCCCAATCTGCAGCATATCCTGTTTCGATTATACCAAATCTAGTAAATGAATCAAGCGCAGCAAGTTTAGAAGTTGGAACAAATAAAAGATTAGGATTTTGTAATATTGCATTTGCAATGTCCTGCTTTAACGCCGCGGCCGGAAAAGCTAATTCAGGATTCCAATCTGATCTTGAAGGGTTTGCAGTAATTAATGCTGTAGGGGACTGGTATAAGATATTTGCTAATTTAACCTTAATTGTATAATAGATCAAATTTAATGTATATGGAAGATAGTTTGTATGTGTAAGCGTCCATTGGAATCCTTCAACATATTTATCTAGCATCTTGCATTTAAAAGTATTCTCCCATTCATTATAATATTTGTTTGCCGCCGGAATTCGCGCGGCCCAAGGGGACTTATTAAAGGGCATTATATTCCTTACCTGTTCTCATCATCTCTACTAATTCCTTTGCTCGTTGGCCTACATCATTATACCATTTTGAATCTACCATCTCATCAGCAGCTTTCTCATAATGGCTTATCTTAAGCGCTGCTAGCATCTTTTTAAAGCCAAGAAGTCTGGAGATTCCTAAATTAAAACACATGTTTGCAACCACTTGAAGTCGTACTGAATCTAAAGCTAAAACCCAAGGCAATGATAAATTAAGTTCTTTTATAACACGTGAAATATCATTGTCTAGAAGATATAATGCTTCTGCTTCCGTAATTCCAACGGCCTCTAGATTTCGCCCAATGCCAATTGTTAAATATCCTGCAGGGCAACGATAAACTTTTTTAGCTAATCCTTCATGCTTTATTAGTTGATCTTTAAGTTGCCGTCGCATCATCTTAATTTCCTTGTGAAAGCTCTATAGAACCAACCTTACGCTTAATAAATCTATTTAATGCAGCAAAACTTCTTGCAGGAGGTTTTGGTTTGGTTTCTATTAATCCTGTATTATGCATCCCAATAGAATATCTTAATGTATCATATGCGTGGTCTACTCTACCTTTATCGCGTGCTTCTGAATAAACTTTCTTGCCATTTTCTTCGCTTAATAATTCTCTTCGTTGAGCCTTTGTTTGGTTAATTATTTCGCGGCATCCATATGGATATGCTGTACACTTTTTAATAAAGTAAATTCCTGGCGCGGGTGACATTTTTGTAATTGGATGCATAAATTTGAGGTTAAGCCTAAGTAGTTCATTGATTCTATTTCTTGTTGCAAACTCATTATTATCAGCAGGTTGCCAATAAATTGGTGGAGCGTCTATATCATAAGTATCTGCATATTCCTTTGCGATTGTATAGAATCCAACTTCTTGCCCATTAACCTTTTGCCGAGTTACTTTAAAAATACTAGGGTCTGCAAAATCTGATACATATTCTTCGTCAAAAGAAAGGTCTGAAATATTAATCCTATTATCAGATATTAGCGTAGAAGCAATATAGTATTCCCTGTAAAAAATATGCACCTGATTTATTGCAGCTTCCCAAGTGCAACATGTTACTCCAGTATCTCCGTGATCTAATATTCTATAAAGGGCCGCGCGAAGTTTAAGCGTATTTAAAAACTTGTCCCAAAACTCTTGGCCATGCTCGTTAATAATCTCTTCAGGATCAATAATAGAATCCTTTAAAACTTTGTGAATTAAGGCTCTTGGAGTGCCCGTTTTTCCTTTAACATATTTATTAATCCATTCTTCATCACGATTAAGCATTTGCTCATATGTATGCTCATCATACATACTAGCATCAGTTTCTCGATGGATATAAAAATGAGTTTTAGATGATTGCCTTTCTGGAGACTCTGGATTATACCTTCTATAAGTCCAATGGAATTCATCTTCGTTAGATGGATTACATAAACAATCCATGTAGTTGGGTACTAAGAAATTCCCATATTGCGGATGCCGCGGCCACTCTGTTGATTTAATTACTAAGTCTTTATATTCATTAGAATCTTTAGGAATTTTAATTAGTTCAGCTTTTAATGCTAAATCTTTTATTTTAGACTCCAGTAACCAAAGCGGGACTTGCGCTTTATCCCATCTACCAACTCTTGCATCAAAGACCAGGTATAAAGATTCTCTAGTCTCTTCAGCTTGGTCAATTAATGCCGAATTAAATTCAAGGCCGCGTAAATCTTGTTCGTCTGCTGTGTCCAAATGTATCCAATATATAAATGATTTATTTAATAATATTGTAAAGCCAACCTGTTCATCGTGGCGATATACAAAATCTGGAGGGCAAATCTTCTGAAAGGTCTTCATTGTTGTCATCCTGAGGACCTTATATTTTTGTCTTGCAATAGCCATTCCATAATTTGGAAAGGTTGCAAGATGAATCATCGCTCTTTGACAAGCTACATAAGTTTTACCGTTACCAAAACCTCCATCAAATAAACCATTTCTTTGTTTATGAAAAGCAAATTCTTTTTGTTCTTCATTTCTAAATGAAATATCAATTTGCACTAGATAATTCTTTTAAAAGTTTTAAGACTTTGATTTCTAAAGAATCAATTTTATTTTTTACGGCAACGAGTTCAGTACGAGTATCCATGAGATCAGAAGCTAAATCTAAAACAAAAGAGTAAGGTAAATTATCATGATTTGCACAAATTTCTGTTAACTGTTCATCTGATATTCGTTTAGCCATTTAAACAATTTTAATCGTAAAAGAGATTGCCCAATATCCATCGACATCATCAGGGCGAAATCCTAATCTGCCATGAATATTCATGTTTAATATTTCTACAGTAGCAGTTATAAACCCCTGGCCAACCCACCATTCATCAGGTTCTGGAATAGGCTTTTGTGTTTTAGCGTTGCCAAGAAGTTTAACTTGAGGAAATACTGCATCATCAACCGGAATCCATATAGTATATTCCCTACGAACCCAACTAAGCAAAGATATCCAGTCAACATGTGTACGTGAAAGATTTGGATGCAAAGTAAAGAAGGATTCTATTTCAGAGGAGGGCCGCGTAGAAAGTAAAACCGCGCCGGACGGCCCAAAAGCAGTACCAAAAGCAACTATAACAGTTTGAACAGGGGCAACTAAAATTCCGCGAAAGAAGTTTAAAATAATGTTTAGCATTAATATTGATCTTCGTAAGATCCCCCTGTCTTTCGTTTTTCAATATCATCAAGATCAACGATAAATGGAAAGACATTAATGTACCTAAGATTCATTATTTCACAATGATTTCTTGCACGTGACCTTGCTTCAATCAAATTGCCTTTAAAAGGAAAGACTCTAGTCCCTGGCCGAGATGTACTAGGACGATTAAGGGATACAAAGTGAAGAATAAAAAATCTTTCCTTATTATCAGGTAAGGTAACTTCTTTCTTAATCTCTTTGGCTGTTGTAGTCATAATTCCTTGTCTAATTCAATATTATTTGGGTATATCATTTGAAACTCTTTTACAATATCATGCTCAGTTTCATTCATTGAAATGAACTGAATATGATGAATTGTAATGTCAGCGTCTTCAATAAAATTAGTTATTAAAAACACTGCTGCCTTAAAATCAAAATCATTAACTACTGGCTTGTTAAATTCAATTTGAAAAATCATTTTGGTGTAAGTAAGTTTATCATTGTGTTATTATCTGCTCCAGCAATGATAATATTTACAACTGGTGATTTCTTTGTTGTATCCTCTAAATCAAGTTCTTTAAATACTTCCCCTACTTGTAATGCTAACTTAGCTGCGTTCAAACGACTTGAATCTGAATCTCCAAATTTCATGATTCCAGCTACTGTCTTAGCAGCTTCTGCAACACCTGCACCGGAAGTATCAAATAAATTTTTAGCGTTGCTAAGTATATCTTGCTTTGAAGGCTTACTGTTAATTACGCCAACTTCTCGAAGTATTTCTGTAGCAGTATCTTCATCAGGTAAACGTAAAAATTCATCTGAAGAAAGCTCTTTATTAAATGGTTTAAGTGTACTCATTTCTAATCTAAACCAAAGCTTAGGCTAAGATTAACTCGCGGGCGGCCGTCTCAACTTTATCGTCAAGAAAATTATCTAATGGAGAGTTGTTAATCTTCTCCATAATATATTCGTAGTATTCCATGTTTTCAGCGTTTTCCACTTCTAATCTCCCCTGAAAGAACCATTACCTTATCACGAACTTCTGCTAAACTAACACGTAGCTTTTCTAATTCATGTTTAGTATCAGCTAAAAATGCGTCCCATGCGCCAATACGCCTTCCAATAGCAATAATTGCAATAACTAAAGCGATGTTTGTCGTTGTATTTAAAACTTGATTTAAAAAAGTAGCTAAATCAGTATTAGAAACAAGGTCCATGCTTATTAAATTCCTTTAATTGTAACTGAATGAACTTTAATTTTACGCCCCGCGGCCGTCTTTGGCGTCGATATTTTAGGAAAATTAAATTTACTTCTTTCGCATAATGTGATTTTCTTGCATCCATCTGCTAGAAAGACTTTTAAACTTCCTCCAGGAAATTGTGGCCATAAAATATTTGGCGGGATCTCTATATCAAGTTCTAGTTCTTCTACCGCCCCCGTTGATTTGTTTCGCGGCGAGGGAGCAATTAAAAAGAAATCTTGAATAGTTTTACCAGATTTATATTTTTCTTCTAACTTTTCATAAATCCAGTGTTTTATATTTGGATCGTTCATGATTTTCCTGGTCCTCTAGCGCACTCGTAGTGTAGCACACCCTCGCGGCTGTGTCAAGAACTTTATCTCCTGTGTTTTCAACAGTTTAGGCCCGCCGAGGGCGGGCGAGAGAAAAAAAATTTTTTTAATTTATAACTATATTTGTGCGTGTGCGCCTGCGTCTGTGTCTGTGTTTGTGTCTGTGTCTGTGTCTGTGTCTGTGTTTTTACAGTAGGTATATATTCCTACCGCTATAAGATTGGGGGAATCCCACCTTGCTAAAGTAACTGAGATTACGATCGCATAATGGGATTAATTACATGAATTTCAGCAATTACATGAATTATATGAATGGGATTAATTACATGAATTATAGGAATTACATGAATTATAGGAATCACGGAACCGATCTGCCAGCCGAAAAGGAAGTTCAAAAAAAAGTGAAAAAGAAGTGAAAGAAAAGTGTTGACATAGCTGATTGCCTCTGGCATTATAGGCATAGTTGAAAGTACAGTTGAAAACGTAACGGAGGGTACAAACATGAAAGAAGCGACTGAGTATTGTTCGCAATGTGGACAGTTAATCAACCCGCAAGATGGCGACGAAAACGTCTTCGTATGCGTATGCCGGAGGTAGCATGAAAGATCTTATCAAATTGATCGGACGACGCGCTGAGATCCGTGTCAACGGCTGGTTGATCCTAGGCCGCATCACAGACGTTAAGACAGCCTACGGGACGGCCAAAGTCGAACTAACGCAAGAGATCAATGAAGCTGAAGAAATCAGCCAATGGGTTAACCTCGAATCAATCACTCTGAGTTAGGAGAAAGACAAAAAATGAAAGAAGTTCATGGAGCAGAATATCATGCCCACGCTAATAGCATAGTACGCGCTTACGCTAATAGCATTGTATATGCCTACGATGGAAGCATTGTATATGCCCACGATGGAAGCAAAGTATATGCCTACGCTAAAAGCATAGTTCATATTTTCGCCAACAGCGAATTCTATGCCTATCCCGGCTGCGAAATTCACGTGCATGGCCCCGTTCACGGCTACGCGAAAATCCAATGACACGCGCTAAATTCATCGTTTGGTATCGCCAGAAGCGTATCTCGGCACGGCTGCATGAGATCGATCTAGAGTTATTCCTTGCTTTCGATTTGATCTATGCAACCGAATCGATGGATGATGAAAATGCAAGATGGTTCCGTGCGGCCATCTTAGAACTTCTGGATGCGCTTGAATCCTGACCTGAGCGTAAAAAATGCCCGGGAAGATATCAATTCCTCCCGGGCATTCTTAGCAGCCGTCCTAGCCTAAGTTATCCTTCGTCTTCCTCTTCCTCTTCATCCTTCGCCGACGCGGCCGCAGCCTGAATCGCGGAAAGCATCCACGGTGTAACCTTGATGTGCTCGACAATCGCGGCCTCGGCTTTCTTCGGGGGCATGGAATCAAACGGTGCAGTCGAAAGGAACGGCTTGATGAATTTCTTCACTACGCTTTCATCCAAGCCTTGCCCCCGCGCGGCTTCCGTTGCCGTTTTAACAGCCTGCGCCTTGGCGTAGATATTAACGGCTGCGACGATTTCACTTGCATCGTTGTTCAACAAAGTTGCTGCTTCCGTCATGTTTGAAGCTAAAACGATCTCACCGGAAACCGGCGCTTCCGTGAGAACAAAGTTCTCATCATAAAACTTAATCTTCCGATTGAAAGCCCCGCTCAGCTTTCTTCCGCGGCCCTTCGTTGACTCTTCTGTTGCACTCATGATTGACTCCTTAAAAGTGGATCGTAATTGATCCAAGAGCATTATCCCAAATTTCAACGTAATTTGCAAGCCAAAAATTAAGATTTCCTCAATTATTTCATATGCTTTAGCGGACCCCGGGCCGGGTAGAGCCCCTACCGGAGCATTCGACGGCACTTCGGAAGAGGCTTGAGGGAGCCTTGGGAGAGGTTCTGAACCATGCCAATCGCCGTACAGCAGTCATTCTACGGCCTTTAGGGGGCATTATAGCCTAAACCCCTGTGTGTTAAGTCGGCCTACCTCTTTGAACGAGGGTCGTCTGTAAGTTGTTGATTCTTATAGGGGTTACGGTATGTCCTTCATTCCATTATACTTATATATACATATAAATATATATAAATCAATAAGATAGCGATAAGCCCAACAAAACAAAGACATTCCATAAACCCTTTAGAATCAAGTGCTTACGTCACACCTATTTCTACGGGCCAGGCCAAACTCCCAGCATCATCCTGTCGCTAACCCCTTTGCTTTCAACACCATAACACTCCCCCCGCCTAGGGTTCCCCCCGACCACACACAGGGGTTTGAGTCAACTAAGCCCCTAAAGCTGTCATTCTAAAGGGCTTAAACTCCTTGACAATCGCCCAAACCTCTGTCATAATGCCCCTGACTCGACCCTGAAGCGACGCCTCCGGGGAGGGGCAGCGAAATGCAGCAAAAATGTACATGTAGATTTCAGGCAATTGGACTTCCGATGACTCATGATGATTCATGCCAAATCCATGATCGAGACATTTATTCCTGCGATAGGTGCAAGTGCGGAAATTACTGTCCGATAAGAGATCCCAAGAGGAATGAATCCCCCTACGGAACCCCTTGGCCGATGTGCGCCTGCGGTCATTTAGCTCAAGATCATAACTCGGAATTTTAAGTCTATCGGCTGCGAATTATGGAATCAACAGCTATACAAAAATGCATGTACTGTGATATCGTCACGCATGAATGCAATCATGCATGTACTATCGAATGTAAACGGCCGTGCGGGCTCGCCGCAGAATGCAAAGTCGATCCTTGCGACGAGCCACACGTAAGTGTTTGCAACAATGAAATATGTAATCTCAAATTCGAGATCGATTGCTACAAAAGTAAGCTGGAAGAATCCGAAACCGACCGCATCAACGCAACCAAAATCAATAATCAATTTCGGACATTATTGCTGTCTCCCGGAAGCTTGAAGAAATCCGTCGAAGACGGAACCTTTGATGTAACCACTTGCCGCTTATATCTTTCCCGCCAGCGCGGATCAATTGAACAACTCGATATTGAAACCTTGCTTGTTCTCATGAATTTATATGAAGAGTTTGCAAAGTTTTACGCTGAAGTTGTTCACGCGAAATCAACTAAGATTTCAATCAAAAAAGAGCTAATCAGTCGACGCAAGAAAGAAGACAAAGCCGCGACAGCATTCGTCGAAAAAGAAGTAGCTACAGCAAAAGACAAAACATTCTTTAAGTCGACTGTGGGCCGCGCCGTGAAAGGTGCGATGAAGAATCTAAACCTCGACCGTGAGACGGCTGAGAAGATGGCTGAAGAATTGAAGAAGATGGCGTCGGACATCAAGAAGGGGCAAAAATGAAATCAAGATTCGAAGATGCCTTGTTTAGAATGCTTCAAATATCCGGCAAAAAAATTACTCCTGATATGACTGATGCTGAAGAAGAGTTTCACATAATGGAATTCGAATCTGCTCAGCAGGAATTAATTGATGCATTAGTAGACGAACTAGTACATCCATTATGGATACCATGAAAATCGGTATTCTTTGAGCGAAGCTAGAAAAGTATATTTGGTAAATCATGGCAACACTGCACAAAAAATGCCCTTCATGCGGCCGCGACGCGAAGGCCCAATCCTCATTGCCTATGGAAGATTGTACCGTCCACGTCTATCAGTGTGGCCATATTGAGATACTTGAAAAGATAGTCGCAGAAACTTTAGCGCCTACCTCAGTAGCCGTAAAATCCCATACAAAACACAATTCTAAATTCTCGCCTGAATTCATTTCAACCGGGCATACTACGTGGTTATCCTATTTCTCGATCAGCAAAGACTTTTGGGCAACGAAACAATGCCCGGAATATTTTTGCAATGAGTGCAATACAAAGCATTCACGAAAGCATGCATATCGTTTTCAACGCGAAGGCGTATCTTTTGTTGAATCAAATAGATGCGCTGCATTAATTGCTGATGCAATGGGCCTTGGCAAGACAATCCAGGCATTGCTCACATTGCGTAAACATACAGTGATTATGCAGCCGACATTGATTTTAGTTAAAGGATCAACAATCTTTCAATGGGCAAATGAATATGGTGAATGGATTACTGGCGAATTAGGCTCAGTGCTTCCAGTAACCGATAGAATCCATTTCATTAAAGGATTCTCTACATATATAGTTTCAATCGATCTAATATCCCGCAGGGGCGTAGTTGAAGCAATCAATAAATTAGGAATTAAATCAGTAATTATCGATGAAGTACAGAATTTCAAGGATAGTTCATCAAAGCGGACTAAAGCATTGATTAGAATTATTCAAGAAAATCAAGTCGAGTATCGGATTGCACTTTCAGGGACCCCGATAAAGAATCGGGCATCAGAATACTTTACTGTATTGAATTTGCTGGACCCAGCAACATTCTATAGTGAGATAGCATTCAAGCGTAGTTGGTTAATCCCCAATGAGCGAGGGGTATACACCAAAATTAATCCATACAAGCTAGACGCCTTTAAAGAAGTTACATCCAAGTATATCCTTAGACGCGAAAAACATGAAGTACTCAAAAATCTACCTGATTTGCTGAGAGATTACCAATATATCAAGATTGAAGATAAGCAAGTATGCGATTCTTATAACAGGACCGTAGACTTGTTCAAAAACTTTCTGCAGAATAACGCAAAAATAGATTCAACGGAAATTCTTGGCTGGCTGGCCAAGC